CTTTGGCCAGAGCTTTTCGATTTGGAATACCTGCTCGCTTTGAAGGCGAGTATCCCCGCACGCGACTGGAATTCGCACTATCAGGGGTCCCCGACGAATGAAGGCGGGGGTATGGTTAAGGGCGAGATCGCCCGGTACGACGAGCTGCCGAGAAACCTCCCAGGCGAGCTGCCGATCGTCCGCCGGCTGACGATTTCTGTCGACTCCGCCAACAAGGCCCAGGAGCGGCACGATTACACGGTCGTAACCGTCTGGATCGAGACCACTGACCGCCGGCACTACCTCGTCGACGTGAAGCGGACCAAGGTCGAGTTCGATGACCTGATCTCCCTGATCGAGAACACGACACGGGCGTGGCAGAACGAATTCCCAGGCGTGAGCACGGCTATCCTGGTCGAAGACCGAGGCTCAGGGACCCAATACATCCAACAACGGCGCGGCTTGGCGCCGGCGATCATCATCCCGATCGAGATCACGAACCTGTCGAAGGAATTTCGCTTCGATGGCGTGTCTCCGATGTTCGGCCTCGGCGAAGTCGTCCTCCCCAATCGCGCCTTGTGGCTGGCCGAGTACGAGAAGGAGGTTTTCGAGTATGCGGGCGAGGGCTCGACGGCCTATGACGACCAAGTCGACTCGACATCGCAGTACCTCGCGTGGGCCCGGAACAAGCGCAGCGGCGGGACCAAGAAGCTGAAGGGGGCGGCGCACGCCGGCGCCCAGCAGGGGACCCGCGTCGAATCCGAAGACGCCCCCAAGGCCGCCCAGATGGGCACGCCCGGCGAGGTCAATGAACTCGTCGCCGCCGCCCGGGCCGCCGCCGCCGAGGCGGCAAAAGTGGTCAATTAACCAAAAACCTGCACATTTTCTGACACTTAGGGCCCTCGGTTTTTCTGACCGGGGGCCTAAACGCGTGAAATCATTGGATTTTTGTGCCGGTCCTAAAACAAGGATTTTCTGTCCCCCTGGGGACCCTTGCGATCTCGAAGGGGGCCCTAGATGTCGCCGGGGACCTTGGGCATTTTCAACCGGGGACCCTCGCGATTTTGGAACGGGGACCCTTTAGATTTTGAGATGGGGCAGGGACCCTGGCCATTTTAACATGGGCCGGGGTCAAAACGTGCGATTTAGCCGCCGTCAGCTCGACGGCGATCGTCCCGCCGTTGCCGGAAGGCCGGCGGCAGCTCCTGGCCAGCCATTCGCAGCTGGTAGAGAGCCTGCACGAGCACGACAATGTGCTGGGGGATAGGCAGGCTGCCGCTGAGGTAGCGTTGCACCGTGGAGAAGTTGAGCCCGACGCCTCGGGCGAAAATCGTCTGGGCGCCGTGGCCGCCGAAGATCACGGCAAGGCACTCGCGGAACTTCTCGGGCGACATTGTGTCCGAGCGCATCGGCATCGGCAGGACGACTCCAGTCGAGCCGGCGCCGGTAGTCGCCGGGCTTCCAAGGCCAACACCCAACGCACCAGTGTAGTTGCGCCTTTGGCCCACCCTGAATTGGTTAAGATCGAGCACGGTATCGCCGTATTCAACCCCGGTGCTGCAGCGGAGACTGCGCTGCGTCGTGTCGTCCCCGCCGTTCGTCGTCATGCCCCATCCCAACGTCCAGATGCGCCAGCTGATCCCCGCAGCGGGTGCGATGTCCCAGCGGCCGAGCACAATCATGACACCGGAGCGTTTTGGCAATCATGACACGGGAGCGTTTTGGCAGTTCATGACACGAGCGCGTTTTGGGGCGTCATGACGCGGGAGCATTTTGGCCAATCATGACACGGGAGCGTTTTGGCGAGTCATGACACGGTCGAGTTTTGGCGCGAACTAGGTAGGGTTAATTTGGGAGGTCGCATTAAGGTTAAAATCCGACGATCGGCGGCAGCGGTAAGGTTAACGCGGCGATCTCGGGCGGTTCATCTTAAAAAGTAAGGTTAATGGCTTAAGGTTGAAAGTTAAGGTTAACGCGATCACTTGCGGCGTTAAGGTTAACCGGCCAGCGGTGGCCTGTTAAGCTTGAAAAGTAGGGTTAAGGGGCCGGAGCTGGCCCGTTAACGTTAACGCAGGCGGCGGCCGGCGTTAACCCTACCCAACGCCCAGGCGGTTAACCATGTGCCTCGATCGACGGCATGGTCACCGGCCGCTAACTACGCGGCTTGCCTTTCCTGCAGCTCTTCCGCGCCCTTCAAGAGCGCGTTTATGGCTTCATTGTCGGTATTGTCGGCGATCGTCTCCCCGGCATCGTTCCCGTAGACGACTAGGACGGCGCCGACGCGTTCGCCGCTGGCGTCGCGAAAAATGAAATTGTCAGAATCGGTTGAGGCGCACGCGGCGAGAATCGCGGCTTTGTCGGCGCTGCGTTTGATCGCCCAGCCTTCACCCTCCCAAATGCTGACAAC